AGACCCGTGAACAACGGCATTGGTGATCCAGCTTTTCCAGTCGTTAACATGGTTGGCTGCAAATAAGCATAGGTAGGAGCCATGTCAATAGCCCGAGTTGCGGCAGCATCTTTTTTAGCCGCCGCCGTTGATCCGGTAGATGTTGGTAAACCACTGCCGGTCGAACCACCACCAACCGTTGTTGTAACGGCAGGCGTTGTTGTAACGGCAGGCGTTACAGTCGTAGTTGTTGCCGAACCAGATACCGGATCAGTTAATACGTCCTGATGTAAACCATAAACAGGATTTCCAGAAGAATCAAGTGCGTTACCTTCTGCGTCATAAAATACTGCGTTATCACCAGTTCTTCCTTGATCGACGGCTCCATTCGTCACTACCGCAGAACCTGCGCTACCATCTAATATTGATCCAGCGCTGTTACCGGCAACAACTGTTGATAATCCGCTGTCAACAGGATTAACGGTAGTATTTCCAGTATCAGAACCAGTCAATGACCTTGTATCATTAAACGGCGTGCCATCTAGTTTTGTAGAAGGCGCTGCAACAGGATTGTCGCTACTGTCTACAAATATTCCATTAGCGGTCTGATAAACAATATCACTGTAATCATTAAATCCAACGGCAGTTTTTGTGTCGGCAGTAGTTTGAAGATTTGTTCCCGAGGAAGCAGCGTCTGAAATTATTCCGACAAGATTTAAATTCTCATCAAAAATCTGTCCAGTTAAAGGATCATAATCAAGATTAGGATTGTTAAGAGCATCTTTTGCAGATTGCAAAGAAGTATAGGCTCCGCCACTTCCCCCTGTGTAGACTGAAGTTCCTGCTCCAGTAGTTCCAGCAGTAACATCAGTTGTCGTTCCAGCATCTACAGCAGCAACATTTGTGCCGCTACCAGAAGCAGAAAGACCTGAATATATTGATCCGTCCGCATTCACCGGAACATTAGACCCGCTTGCATAGTATCCAGACGGACTGGTATCACTGAGTTCTGCGGTAATTACATTTCCAGAATCAGCAGGCAAAGGACTTATAGGAGTCCTAATTTCAACAGGTGCTGGAGCCTGAGTATCGGTCAAAAAAATATTTGATACAGCATCTTTTGCAGCACCAACTCCCATACTCATGGCAGCACTTAAAAGTGTTTTCTCAAGAGGAGCGCCTGTTGCTATTGAATTGACAACAGCATTGATTGACTGCTGGGGAACATTGATATTATTTTCTCTTGCTTCATATCCCAAGCCAGAAGCAGCGCCAGATGCAAGAGCAGCAGTTACTGGATCATTTCCGTTAATAGCCGCTTGCGTAGCGCCGCTTACAGCGCCAGAAACAATAGACCTTACAAGGTTGCTCTCTGCTGCATTTCCAGCCGCAATTCCGGCTAAATTTCCTAACGTAGAACCTGCCGCGCCAGTCACTACTGATTCAAGAACCTTCTCTGGATCAATAGTGCCTGTTGTGGCAAGTTGCATTCCTGCGTTTGTTGCCGCAGCTTGTGCCAAATTTGATACGGTTGGCATGGCTTGCAAAAGTGGGTTGGATAGCGCACCGGGCAAGAAAGCATCTCCAGCAGCAGCAGCAGTCTCTGCGGTAGCGGCTGTATTAGCAACAGGGGCGGCAGTAGCAAGCGCACCTTCAGCGGCAGCACCAAACCCACCAGCCATTCCAACGCCAGTAGCCGCCATCATCAACGGAACAGCGTAGTTGTCTAGGAATCCGGTAATACCGCCTCTGCTACCGTATTCCCCAAGCCCATAATTCCTAAAATACTCTTGAGTTACTGCGTTATGAACATTTGACGGAAGAACATACCCATAATCAGGGTCATACTTTGGCTGAATGCCGTATTTATTTAAAACATCAGCATAACCCTTGGCCCCTAATGACTGCCCAATTTGAATATCTCCAGAAGGAGTAACGCCTTCCTTGCCCGTCGCTCCCCAAGAATCTCCCGATTCATCACCGTATGATTTATATTCTTCAGGGGCATACCCTTGAGAGCCAAAAATGTTTTTACCAGAAGCGTCCGTAGTATTCATGTAATCCCACGAACTATCCGTAGGAGTCATTCTGTAAGTAAAGCCGTCGTCGCTGTTACCTTGCCTCTTGTTATTAAATATCTGCCCCGTAGAAGTATCAACAAACGCCTCTACTTTTTCCGTTCCATTTTCACCGTCGTATTGACGGTCATAAGGTGGGTATCTGACTAATGCCATATCAATTCCTCGGGTTTACTGCGCTTACAACAGCTTCAGCCCAGTTCTGCCAGTGGTCAAACAAGTGAGGAGAGGGAATGGCTTCATTCTGGAATACGTCAATCCCAGTCAGCCCAATGGCCCAATCCTGCCAATCTTTTTCAGCAACCCCAATCTGCAACTGTTGTGCAGCGTAAGCCTCTACCATCAGGGAAGACCATGATTCAAAGGTGTGATAACGCGGGTCATATACAAGCGGAAGAGCCATTAATACCCCCTCACATCGCCAATATCGGCATTGAGGAGCATTTTACCCAATTGGTAATCCCCGCCGAGAGTATTTGAAACAACGCGAATCCGAAGTTCTCGCCGCTGTTCTTTCATGTCAATCTTCCCCGTTGTTGGAGAGAAGGGATATGCAATAGATTCCTTGTCCTCAGACTGAGCAAAAGGCCGTCCAGTGATATACAGGGTCATATCCCCAGATTGGATGAAATCAGGCTCTACACGCTCTAGTCGTAACCAACGATTAACCCCAACCATTGCAGGTTCTGACGGCCCTCCTGCAACTAAACCAAGATCATTGGTCTCAAAATAGCTTTCTATGGCAATGGCAACAGAACCTTTTATCTCGTCTGTTCCAATTTCATGCTGCCACAGGCTGACAAAATTCATCAGAGAAGTTACATCCATTTCAAATCCAGAGCCGGTTCCGCCTAAATTAGCATTGCTGGCAGATAGAAAATCCTCTGTCAAATAATCTGTGCCGCGAGTGAATAACACAATCGCAGTAATTTGACCGCCAGAAACTGTGATATTTGCGGTTGCGCCAGTTCCAGCCCCGCCTGTCAATGGAACATAGTTGTATGTCCCATCAACATAACCAGAGCCTGCATTTGTTATGGTGAAGGTATTTATGCCGCCAGATGCATTGATGGATGATCCAGCATTTATTGGGTAGTGGAATACCTGCGAGAAGTATCCAGCCGTCCTACGCGCTCCCAAAGCCTCTCCAGCGTCATACCAGACCTTTTCGCGGGTGTTGTAGACGATGGCATCGTTACATTCCTCAGAATCTCCACGCGGGTAAAACCACCATACCTCACCAAAACGCGGGACTTTGCTGACATACACTTTCTGACGTTGATCGTAATTCAGATTGTCAAAGAAATAGTTCTGATTGAAATTGTTCGGTATCTCTTGAACGGTGCCGTTATAGAGCAGGAAACGGTCAACTCCGCACCAGTAGTAAATGCCGTCATACTCAATAACAGACTGGCTGGACATGATGGATGACTGACTTGAGATAATGTCATACCGCCAATAAAGCTGAGTAACTCCAGTTCCAGTACTTACCTGCGTAGGGTTGTAGCTAACCCTGATCAGGCCATCCAATGACCAGAACAATCCAGCAGGCGCGGTAGATCCACCGCGAACCGGAAGTCCTTGAATTATTTTGGTGGAAGATACGTTGGTTTCGTTAGCCTCCGCAGAAGCCCAATCTGTAGAATCTCCCGCCGCACTATTCTTGATAAGACCATTGTTTCCGTATACAAATATGTAAGGGTGCAATACAACCACCCCGCCAGACACAGATATTTGATTGTCAAAGGTCAGCGTAACAGAACCAGTTCCGGTGGCATTGTTGGAGATTTCAACATCATAAAAATTGCCAGTAGTGAACGTCAGTCCAGTGGTTACGTTCTGGACGGTAGTAACGGCAGAGCCTCCAGCAGTAGCAGAGAGCGTAAATGTTGTTTCATTGTTGGTGGCAATAATAAAATAATTAGTCCCAATGGTAAGACCAATATTTAATGGCGCAGAGAACGTAAGACCAGAAAGACTGTTTACGACGGTAGCAATAGCTGATCCACCAAGTGTTGAGGACAATGTAAATGTCGTTGTTCCGTTGGTTGCAGTAATGAAGTAGGTCAGGCCAGACGTAATGCCGGTTTGCAGGGGAACGCTAAACGTAAGGCCCGTAGTAGTTCCCGCCGTAGTAACGATAGCCGCACCACCCAATGTCGCAGAAAGCCGCAAGGTTGTGCTGGTTGGAGAACCGATAACGTAATAGACCGTATTGGTTGAGATGCCTGTAGCCGTTCCCGTGAGCGTTCCTGTGACAAACACTTGCTGGCCCACATAGATACCAGTCTGGGAATTGAATAACAAATCGCCAGTAATGGATGTAACGGTAACATTGACGAGATTTGTATTAGCCAGAGTTCCGCTTACAGAAACAGGCTGATTAACGTACAGTTTTATAGAGCTTGTGCATGTAAATGTTCCGCTAGTTCCAGAAATTACAGGGTTAACTATTGTCCCCGTAGAGACTATTCCTGTCGGCGTAATGGTCTGCCCAATAAAAAGTCCAGCCGTTGAATCGCAGGAGAATGTTCCAGCCGTTCCCGTAACAGCAACATTTGATAGATTGATGGTCGTTAATTCGGCAGAAGTTACCTCAGTATTTGCCGGAATATTTGTTCCCGTCACTATCTGTCCAGCACCAATTCTGGCGTCACTCTGCTCAAGGGTGACTGATTTTGAGCCATTAAGGGTATATGCGGAGTCTGAAAATACACCAATAGCTGACATTGATGTTCCGCCAATTGCCCCACCCAACACAGAAGTATTGGTCTGGTTGTTGATGTCTTGGAGATTCAACCCGGGGTGGGCCAACAACAACTCATCACCAGACCCTGTGGCATCGAATAAAGCATCGAATTGCCACATATTGAAATCACTTGCCGTAAAATTAGAAAGGGATAAATCTACAATTCCAGCCCCAATTCCATTGTTGTTGATAGGCAATATTTGCAGGCCGTCAGAATATCCGTTGTAGACGTTGTTGTAATCCGCATTAGGATTGACGTAGAGACCCCTAGACGGGCCTGCAAGCTCTGCGGTGATCTCTCTGTATCCCGCCATCTTTCGAGGACGCCCACGCTGGAACCTGACCCACCTGCCATCGGTGTAGAAGTTCATGTCAAATACTGTGCCGTCCCGCTGCACCCCCGGCTTCGTATCCAGAGCAAATACTTTTGCAGTCATCAGAATGTCCCGCCAGAAACTCCACCGGAAAATGTGCCAGAACCAACAATAGATAGACCTGTAGCCGTTAATGTCTGCCGCTTAACGCCAAGAATTGCAGTATTAATCTGTCCAGCACCAGCCCTGTAGGTTCCAGTAGAAGTCTCGCCAACAAAGCTCAATGATGGGAAAGATACTGTTCCGTCAACCAATTGAATAGTTGTCCCGCCAGCCTGAACAGTGTTTGCGTTGTAGAAATTCACTCCATCACACACAAGGGTAGCAGTGGCATTTTGTGGTATTTCTACTGCGGTTCCTGTTGGAGTCTTTACTGAAACAGTGTAAGCGCCCGTTGTCTGATTACTGATAACGTAAAGATTAGAAACAGGAGGGTATGTTGCTATGATATTAGCCGTCAAAGCCCCTTGATATTCTTGCAATACAGACTGCGCTTGAGACGATGAAATTGTTACATTAATGTTTGATACCGGAATAATAGCAGAGGTAAAAGCAAAACTACTGCTTACCCCATATCCAACAGTTATGTATCCAGACCCGTTGCAGATAATGAAAGACGCCTCTGCTGGGTTGTATTCCTTGCTAGATGATCCGTCAATTAACTCAGCGCCAGAACAGCTAATTGTGCAAGTTCCAGAGCCGTTATTCTTGAATATCGTAAACCAGTTATCACCCAGCGTTGCAGCCGTAGGAAGGGTTAACGATCCAGCGCCAATCTCCCAAATGCGCGTCTGCGCTCTGTCACTAGCAGCAAAGGTAGTCCCGCTTGTTATTCCTAAAGTGGGATGGCTTTGATTCAATGTGCTTGATATTGCAAGCAGACCATATCCAGCGAGAGTTGCAGCATCCGGCGAAGAAGTCCCTACACCAAAAGCTATGTTCCCCCACGTTCCAGAAGTGTCAGGATTTGCCGTGATGTAGATGTACTTACACTGCCCAGCAGCAACAGAAATAATGGTGTTTGTTCCGGCATAATCTTTGACCGTAAAAGTGTTCGACCCGGTATTCCGAATCAACGCATCCTGACCAACAGAAATTTGATTAGCAGGCGGCATCCACAAAGACAGGCTGGCAGAACTTGCCGTAACGTCCATGATCCTTGCCGCATAATTGTCAGTGGCGTTGCCGTTGATAGGCCACGACAATTGCGTATCAGCAGTAAGCGTAATAGCGCGGAATGAAACGTCAGTCGGCTGGATCACGTTACCGGTAAACGGAGAATTGAAGCTCATATCAGTCCTTTAGGTATCAAGCACAACCGCTTGGCGGTCACCAATGCGCTGCACATCCTCAGACTTCAAGGTATTAATAATCAAATCATACTGCTGTTGCCACATCGCAATTCGCTCATCGTTCTTCAAGAACGGCATTGCCTGCAACAGAGAACCGTAAAGCATCGCCTGCGGTGCATATGTCGTAAACCAATTTGATTGATTGGAAGAATCAAGCGGTTGAACTCGCTCGTAATAGAGAACCTCGTAATCATAGGCCGTATCCGGTGTGGGGGCGACTAGCCAGTGGGTATAATCATAATCCGCGTAGAACTTCGGCACGCCTTGAACTGATGGGTCTGGGGCATATTCCCGAAGGTATTCGTACTTCCTCAAGAACACCGGCTGGCGTTTCCCGTCCACAGTTACGTTCATGGATATGGTTTTGTGCCATCTTGCAGGCTTGTCTATGGTCGCAGCACCGATAACCATATTGCTTGTGTTGACCGTCAAGTTACCCAGAAACTTGATCTGGCTGGCGATGACCTGTTCAGCAAGCATGATGAAGCGCGGAATCTGGGCAATAGTTGCATCGTCAGTCCGTTCTAAATACTGCTGAATGTCTTCTACGAGCGAGTCGTAGGTCATCACTTGTGCGGTAGTCATTTCACACCCCAATCATCTGTTCTGCGGCATCTTGAACATGAGCTACCCTGTTCAGCCAACCTTTACCAAACACCGAGAAAGTGGGTAAGGACTGGTAAAAAGCCTCTTTTGCCAACGTGAAAAGCTCAAGTAGTTCACCGGCCGGGTATTCTGTTGCGGCGGCGATGGTCTTCGGCCCTATAGCACCGTCTGCGGTCACTCCTAACGCCTTTTGCAGCGTCTTTGCGGCCCTGTTGACACCTGAGTTCACCGCGAAGTCAAACACCGCGTAATCAATGCCTACGGGCAGGGAATCGCATTTACAGGCATCCCAATAATTAGCCTTGTATAACGGGGCTACCATCTCAGGCGTCAACGAGCGCATTTCCGTCTCGTCTACCGGTCGTTTCACCCACGTTTCCCAATTCAATTTCGTAACCCCAAGCATAGTCATTCCGCCCGGATCACTCTTATGGTTTGAAAAATTTCCCTCTGACTTGAGAACCAGCGCGAGAGAAGCAGGGAAGTTACTGATCATCGCTTATTCTCCGAATCTTTCAACTTTTCTACCGTTCTCATGGCACCCAGCCCCAACAACCCAAACAATGTCTGCATGGTAATGTCAGTATCAATCTCTGGGAATTCTCCGGCATAACCGTGTATTTTTGCCACCAACCTTACTATTGGCTCAATAATTGACACATAAGCCAACGCCGCACCGCATATCCATCCAACAAACGGTCTCCATCCAGCCACAAACCAGTTCGTTGACTTTGCTTCTTCGATATTGACCTGTATCTGAAGTTTGGACAAATCAGTGTCCGCAGCCAACTGAGCCAAATCTCCGGTCTGCTGCATTTTTAATAATTCTAACTGGGCTTGGGCTTTAGCCGCGGGATCGGGAAACAGCCGGTCAATCAGCCCTTTCCCGAGGTCAAACAAACCGGAGAGCAATAGCGGATTCATTTATCAGCCTTGTTGTCTAGCTTGTCAAAGATGGATTTGAGCAGGGCTTTGACTTCATCAATGTCACGATGGTAGTCGTCTTTTTGCAGGAATTTCTCGGGTATCTTTCGCATATCCTCGTCAAGCCTGTCAAGCGTTGCCATGATTCGATTTAAAACCCAACCACCAAAAAACCCAGCTATCGCCAACCCTGCATTGATTAATGATTGGGCCTCCATAATTACGCCGCTTCTTCTTTAGGCGGCTCGACTTGCGGCTGCGCTTGGCTTTGCACTTTAACGATCAACGGAAAGCAGCCTGATTTTGATGGTAAAGAACCCAAAACTTCAAGAATAAAATTTACTTCGTTAACTTCAAGATCAAGTTTCATTTGATACTCCTTTTTCTATTGTGTGGACGACCTTCTGCTATACGCTTTGCTTCTCTTGCCTTTGCTGCAATTGACATATTATTACGTGCTTCAGGAGTTGCTTTGGAACCCAGCCTAGCCAAACGTATTTTTTCACGGGCCTCTGGAGAAACGTATCTACCCATTTGAACAACAGACAAATGACGCTTACGTTCTTCAGATATCTTAACCCCTTTGGTATGGGTGTTTCCTATTAATGCTTTACTGATCTTTGCTCTTGCTGCCTCAGAATGTTTTTTACCTAACATCGGAGCAAACCCCGGCCTCCCTTTCTTTTTATTAACTTCGTCTGATTGTTTTCTCCCAATATTTGCCTGACGAAGAATTTCTCGTGCCTCTAGTGATTCCATTCTTTTTGCGGTGCGGATTGATTGTTCTTTCTTATGTTGTTCAGTGTGTTTATATCCCGTAGTTCCATCTCCGCCATCAGTTAAGTTGTAACCAAAGGGAGACTTGGTGCAAAAAGAACGAATTGCCAATGGCTCAAGATACTTTACATAATCAAATTCACCTATCACAAGAACTTTTTTTTCAAATGAATCAAATCCATGATGACGCATTGCTCGATACAAATAAGTATCCGTTCCAGATTTTGCATATGATTTGTGATTACCCCACCGCAATTTGGCATTTTTTGCAATACCAATGTATTGCTTGCCAGACGGAGATGTTAGGCAATACAACTCAGCCATTACTTATCCCCTATGGGTTGAGTGGTGAGTAGACGCAAAATAACGATGCCCACCGAGATCGTAATCCCAATGAACATCTGTGCTACCGGCGTCATCGGCAGCAGGTTGATATAGCCCTGAACGATGGACAAGACTGCGATGATAATCGCATACCAGACTGTTTTAGACTTGAGCAGGTTCATCTTCAGCTTTCGAGGCTTTGTAGGCGTCGATTACGTCTTGTGTCCACGCCGTGTTGCAGATTGCCACAACCTTCTCAGGCACACCCGTCAGGTCTTGCGCTGGCATTAGGCTGTTGCGGTGGTAGGTCTTGGTCAGTTCAACGCCATCTTCCATGATGCGGGTTGCTTCACGATACAGAATGATGCCGTTTTCTTGCACCGTGATTTGATCAACTGCGGTTTCTTTGGTGATTGCCATTTGTTTCTCCTGTCTGACTACACTAATCCGGTGTAGTTAATTAAACAAAATAAGTAAATCCAAAAGGTATTCTGATAGACGTTGCACCAATCGTGCCTGCCGCATATAGAGATGTTAATGACGGATAAAGACTAATGCCATTTTGCGCGTTGTTATCAGTCGCGGTTCCAAGCCCATAATTGGCGCTTGTAAACGGCATATTTCCGCATAAAACAGTGCCAGAAGTAATTGCTATAGATGTTGCCCCTGAAACAAACCCCTGAACCGTTACCTGCCGGCCAATTTTTGTATACGTTCCTGAAGATGAAAATGCGCCTACAACCGTCAATCCCGCGCCCTGCGAAGGCGTCCATGTGCCTTCCTCATAATCATCCAGCGTATTCGCGTCTGTCGATGCAGACTGCGTGGCGGGGAAGGCTATACCCGTTCCGGCTGAGAGAGTGCCGCCTTGCAGGGCAAAGGTTTGCCCAGATTTTGTGTGAGCAACGATGTTTGCGCCACCGTCCGATAGCACAACGTAACCAGTACCTGTATTAGATATGGGAGAACCTGAACCAGCATAACTACCGATAATTACGTTATTTGATCCGCTGGTAATTAAACTTCCGGAGTTATATCCCAATGTGGCGTTACTAGCGCCAGTTGTGACTGCATAAAGGGCGTAATGCCCAATGCCGGTATTGTAATTTCCTGTTTGAGTGCCAGCACCAGTGCCTTGCATTGCCAAAGCACCAACGGCAGTGCTTCCAGTATTATTGGCGTAATACCCTGCTCTATTGCCGATATAAGTTGCATTTGTTCCTGTTGTTGTAGCTGATCCTGCCGCGTAACCAATTCCCGTGTTATTTGTTCCTGAAGTATTTCCGGTCAGAGCATACGCACCAACTGCAGTAGTTTCTGTTGCGGTGTTTGCGTATGCGGCTTGATACCCCACAGCGGTGTTGTTGCTGGCGGTGGTGTTGGCGTTAAGTGCATAAGCGCCAAGGGCCGTGTTGTAATTGCCAGAACTATTTGTTGCCAACGCAACAATGCCAAAGGCAGAGTTGTCTTTACCAGTATTTAATTTTAATGCTTGATAACCAAACGCCGAATTTTCATCACCAGTAATAGTTGTTAAAAGTGCTTGATAACCAAATGCAGCATTTGCAGCAGAAGATGTAACCGCCGCCAAAGCACTAGCGCCCACCGCCGTATTCGTCGATACAGCACCCCCGCCACGGCCTACGGTCAGACCGTATATGGTTGCGTCTAACGTGCTACTCAGCGTTCCCGTGACAGCAAGGCCGGTGTCATTAAGTCGCATGTACTCATTACCGACAGTTCCCGCTACGTCTGAAAGATAAAACGATAAGATTCCGCGAGTAGCCCCGCCGCTCCCCCATGCGCCAATAAGCGAAACATTAGCTCCGCTATATCCAAGTGCAAGCCCAACAGAATTTGTGGAAATGGCCCCGCTGCTGCGTATCTGCCCCGTCGCACTCAGCGTCGTAAACGCACCCGCCAGCGGACTACTCGCACCAATAATCACGTTGTTTATGTTATTGCCGCCACCTGCTACTGTGCCGGATAACGTGAATGCGCCGATGGTGTTTGCGGTCAGCGTCGTGCCGTTAAAAGTCAGGTTGGCAGAGTCTTGCAGCAGACCAGCGGTGCCAGCGTAGGTCACGCGGCCTGAAGTGAGGCTGGATAGCGTGACAGGGCCAGAAGATGTGACGCCAGTCAAACCAGTCAAAATGCCTGCATCACTTAAAAGGCCCACAGAGTTCTGGATTAGCTTTCCGGTGGCAAGGTCAAACCGCGCCAGAGCATTGTCAGTAGATGATGCTGGGCCAACCACATCACCTGATGCGCCTGCGGAAGATGCCAGCAGTGTTACTACGTTGCTGCTGTTCTTGTAGTACAGCTTGCCGTCGTTGGTGTTCAGAGCAAGTTCGCCAGCGACAAGGTTTGCCGCCAGTGGAACGGAAGATGCTGTGGCGCTATAGTAGGTGGATATAGGCGTGTAACCGGATTGTGCCATGATGTTTCCTTGATCGAGCGCAGCTAATTATTTATAAAAAATAATCTGGAAAAATTGTCAAGTTTGTGATAGTAATTTTACCATGTTAAAAAAAATACTGTAAATTACTTCCAATTTCCAGATATTTTTATGTAAGGGGTAGCCTGTTTCCATACGCCAGAAACCTTCACAAAAGGAGTTGCGTTTTTCCAGACTCCAGAAACTTTCACAAGAAAATGTTTGCTTATACTTCTATTTGCGGCACCGGATACAACTGAACCCTGACCAACAAGCGTTCCTGTGGCGGTGTGCGCTTTAAATCTTTTTGCAGTGCCGCTTACAGATGATCCTTGTCCAACCAACGCGCCTGTAGAGGTGTGCGGAACTGATAATGATGAGCGAAGCGCAGAGCCTGTTATCGTAGACCCCAACCCTGTTAATGCGCCTGTAGTAGGGTGGGTTCTAAACCTTTTGGCGGTGCCGCTTACAGATGATCCCTGACCGGTTAATGCGCCCGTTGTTGTGTGCGGAACGGTGGACGCAGTGTGATTTGCAGCACCGGCAATAGCCGAACCTTGGCCCGTCAAAACACCGGTAGATGGGTGGGTAACAAAGCGTTTTGTTACTGGCGGGGTAAAGGTAATGCTGCCCGAACTCGTCCACTGATATATCCAATAGGTGCCATCATTCGTTACTGTGGGAGAGCCGGTTGTTGCTGTAGCCAGCGCGTAGGTATTTGGATAGCGAATAACGACAACGCCGGTCGCACCGTTGCCGCCAGAGCCGCCGCTGCTTGAACTGTAATTTGCCCCACCACCGCCGCCGCTGCCTGTGTTTGCTGTTGCAGCAAATCCTGTTTGTGCAGCCGGAGAAGCAGAAGTTACAAAACCGCCTTTGCCTCCACCCGCTGCGCCATTGCCAAATCCATCGTCAATACTGCCGCCACCGCCACCCCCCGCGTACGTTGCGCTTGATCCCGTAATTGAGGATGTGGTTCCTGCGCCACCAGCGCCGCCGCCTCCACCGGTGCCGTTTGCTCCGACCGCAGTTGATCCGCCACCGCCTCCACCGTCTGCATTGCTTCCGCCACCTACAAAACCAGTGCCACCTGAAAATCCGTTTCCAGATGCGCCGCCGTTTTGTGACCCATCACCGCCAGTTCCACCGGCTGCGGAAATCGAAGAAAATACCGATGCTGTGCCACTACCGCCTGCACCGGCTGTGCCACCAGCGCCAGCAGCGCCAACTGTTACGGTAAGCGCAACGCTCTGCGTAATTGCAAAACTTGACGCTGCTTTTACTTCACCGGCACCGCCGCCGCCGCCGACAAAAGAACTGCCGCCTGTGTCGTTGTAGCCACCACCACCACCACCACCGCCAATGACAAGGTAATCAACCGCTGTAGGCAGCGGC